AAAAAATCTAAAGATTGTGTATCCATCGGCCTTCTCCTTTATTACATCTTCTGCTGCTACTTTACTTCTAGCATACGGACTTGCCATTTCCCAAGCACTACTGGTACTTGCAAACAGCATATGACCAGTTTCAACTCTATCCAGCATGTTTGCAGTACCCATTATATTTACTCGATAGTATTCGGTGGGTTCTCGTAAACTATCAGGTACTACACTTCTGCCAGCAAGATGTACGACAGCGTCATAACTGCCGTACACCCACTTTGTAATATCGTATGAAGTGTAGTTGTCACAGTAAGCAAGAATATCATTGTATTCGCTGTGGATATTAATATCCCAAGCATCTACATAATGTCCGTGTTCTTTTAGAATTTTACAAACATGACTACCGATGTATCCGGTTGCGCCTGTGACCAATACTTTCAATACTTCTTCTCCGCTACATGGTCTCTATAACGATTGCTGTCTCTACGCCACTGTTCGCCGTTGCCTTGCATGATGTCAATGTAACGATCAACAGTAGCATCGGTCCAGTCGCTAATTTTACCAATGTCTTTGTGAGGACCCTTCAGTAAATTTGACAACTTATGAACAGCATCTTCCTTGCTCCACGGAACATACATTCTCGTATGATCATTTGCAAAGATCTCAGGGAAACTGCGATATGCAGGAAATAGAACGTTGCAACCCAATGCATCTGCTTCACTAACAGTGTTACTGGTCCAATCTTGTAACGCACAGTTAAACAACACACGACTATTGTTTAGAATATCGTAGTATTCGTTCTTTTTAAGATTTTCATAAATCTTTAGTTTGCCTGCTGATTCTAATGCTCTTGCACGTTCGATATAGCGAGGATTGTTTGAACGTAACGGGCCACCTTGTAAAATAGCAAATTCTGTGTCGTCTGCATGATTATAATTTTCAATCAGATCCATAAAAAAGTCGGGTTGTTTTTCTTGATCCCAACGTGCAGCAAATACAACACGATTAGGTCTTTGATAAAACGGAGTAATAGTATCGACTCTGCTTTGTACTTCTGCTTTGCCAAATGCAAGTCCGCTAACGTTATAAAGTGGCGCACGCCAATTAGCAATTTTCATATGAGCAACCATTTCTTCGTTACTAGCAAGAACACCAGTAACAAATTCGTTGGTCATTTCTTCGTACAAACTCATCCAACGGCTCATACCCCAAACGTGTACAAAGTCGTCAGGATCAACTGCTTGTGCTAGACAACGTACCCAAACCTTTGGACGTTGTTCTGCAGGAATCTGATCCATAATGTACGGAAGCGATTCGATACCGGGTTGAAACATGTCTTCAAAGAAAACTGCGTCTTCACCAGTTACTTCACCATTACGCATCATCTGTACTAGATTCATCATCTGACTCATACTGAAATATGAACGTCCGTGTGCATCTAGAACTTGACCTACTTGGATAGACTTAGTGTTATCAATGGTGACACCGGGCACCGAGATATACTCAATGCCACGGCGTTCAAACACTGTACGGCTCCAGTCTTCTAACTGAAGTGTGTATCTACCCTCATAGGGCTCTAGCCCCATGTAGAATAGTTTACGCATTTCTTACCTTCTTATAGTTGTTACGTGCTTTTGCTCGTTGCCAACCACGCCACTTTACAAAAGCAGTCCATACACGAGACTTTTCGTTGTATAGATTTGCTTCATTCCATTCCCAGAAATCGCCTTTGTAATCGAGTTCAGTGCGACAAAAATCGCGGAACTCTTCGAGGTCGTTGAAGACTTTATTTACTACCGGATTGGTAATAGCCATTTAGTTTAGTTTCCTTTGTTTGAGTTGTTAGGATAAAAGATTAGTGAGCCATTTTCTCCATCTTCGGAGACTTCGATTTCTACAAAGCGGCCCGGGTACCTTGCAGAAATTTCTTGATACAAGTCGTCGCTGATCATTTCGCAACTCTTGTGATTTAGTTCTAAAATATCTTCATTGTAAAGTTTTTCAAGCCAGCGTTTGAACTGGATGAATTCGATGTCTCTATCATCGTGAAACACTTCAATACGAACTTTAAAGTGGAAGATATGACGATGAGGAACACCTAGGAAACTCACATCGTCCCAGTCGCCAGTTTTAAGACGGGGGTCTGTTGCAGCGGCAGGATAAAGATGCACGCCTTCTTTACGAAAGGTTACCCAAATACTTTTAGATGCTGATGTCATACGTTGTTCTTTTTCTTTTCTTAGGAAATAGTTGTGCAATGCTTCTTGCGTTTCGTTGTCTGTGTTCATAATATATAACTACTTTTATTTGTTGTCAACGAATAATTGTGTCTTTTGTGTACTTTGACCAGTCGGTAAAAGTATCACGATTGGTTAAATCGCTTACAGAATGAACCCAAACGCCTGGGTTAGTAGAACGAAAATCACGATCGTCCAACTTAATGCAGGCGTTATAACCAAGTTGACGAATGTACGGAAGTTTAACACTGATCATACTAATAAAGCGATCGTATTCGCTCCATCCTGCTTCAAGAACACCTTCGTGATATTTTAAGTCATAGTCTAGTGTAACCCAATAATCTTCTTTTAGCATAAATGCAATAGGATCATGCCATGCCATATATTGATCATATTCAGGTTGAGTTTGGTCAATGCTAAAACTCATGTTAGCACCAAAGTAGATATGATCAACTTTGTTTTTCTTGGCTAGTTTTAGAATTTCTTCTGCTGGTTGTAAACCAACAACAAACAGTGTTTTCATTCCGTGAGCCGAAGTATGTTCGACCTCAGTACCAACAAAGAAGTTTGGCTGTTCGCTTTTTACACCAGTGCTATAATTTCGTTTCATGATTTCCTGACCTGATAAATTTCATTCCACACTTGCCAACGTTTTTTGACATAATCGTTGACTTCGTTGTGTGGATAGTTGTTTTGCTTCATACTTGCTATTATACGATCTAAATCGCATAATGCAAGATCTAATGCTTCTAATCTTAACTTTTTTTCAAGCGGATCCATTTAGAGTTGCTTTCGCACTTAGTTTACTTTCGATTCTATGTATTTCGTCTTTGAGCCATAACTTCTGTGTTTTTAACTTATAAACTTCAGGGCTGACGTTTTGATTATTAAAAGTTTCCGAAATGTAAGTGTCTAGTTCTCTGTGTTTTCTTTTTAGTTCTTCAAGATGTGCATTTAGTTTTTCGTCATCGTTGTTGCTCATTTATACTTCCTCAAAAAGATTATTAAACATTGTACTAGCATTTACAGTTTTCTTACCAACATTAAGTCTAGTACCAATTACTTGCATCCAATATCTGCTGTACTTTTCGATTGCTTCAAGACTTTTGGTGCGATCTTTTAAACTAAAAATTTCGTCAACCACATCTCTAAAAGTTATACGATCAAATCTGTCATCTATAAGCATATATGGATATATTCCGCTATCATACATTCTATTTGCTCGTTGTGTACTTTCAATATGCATCCAAACATTGTGACCCATTTGCAGTGCATACGAAAAACTATCCCAACTAGTTCTACCTTCTTTACCTATTTTATTTAGGTCGCCGGGCTTGTAAATACAAATATCTTTCATTTGACAATGCATGGATATTGGTGAATCCTCAAATGCATCCACAATGCCATCCTGCACAATACCTTGACTAAACAGTCTTGTATCAGTGGAATACTTTTTATCATCAGCACTAGGACTCATCATGTAACTCCACTTGCCACGGTCTTCAATTCTTATACTATGATAAACCTGTCCATTAGCAGTTGCAAGGAAAGGACTTGCACAGTCATATGTAATCATAAAGTTTGGATTATGATACTTACGAACAGCACGTTGAATGTCAGTTAACAGCACTGCCCATTCGAGTTTGCTTGTGCCAAGGAAGTGCATAACATCGTGCATACCTGTTTCTAGCAAGCCATCGTGTATCATTGCAACAATACGACGAAGTATCAAGTGTACATCGCACATGTTCTGTCCACCCATAGCCCAACCATTAAAGTGAGTCTCTGGATATTGTTTTGGATCACAGTAGCCTTTGAATTCTTCGTACCACTCATCTGCTTCTTGATGATTGCCACCTTGAAGAACGTTTAGTACTTTGAAGTTACCGCGGCGATTTGCCATGTAATATTTTGCATTGATATGAGTTGCATCAACTGCATCTTGATATGTTTTAATACCTGATGCAGCACTGGCCTTTGGATCACGGAAAGTCCACGTTGGAATATCCAGCATCATGCCGTAGTCCATGTATTCTTCCATCCAGTTTACAACTAGTTCACGCTTCTTTTGTGCCTTAGGACAGTTTGGATCTGTCCAGTCACCTTCCCACAATCCTTTTGCAATTTGAAAACCACCCGAGTCGCCCAGCAACCAACTGTTGTTCCTATCACGGTTACGTAGCATATCTTCTTTTTCACTGAACTTATTAACGTCAAGTTCGGCATGACCTGCACTATAGAGCGCCCATTTGTAATGGAACGCTCCTTTGTTTGAGTTTAAGAAATTTAACGCTTCTACTTCACCAATACCTGCAGGAACACGATTAAGATCTACATATTCGCTGTATCGTTGTTTACCTATGAATGTAGCATAAAAGCCACTGATACTAGGCAAAAACACTGCATAATCATTTTGTGCCTCGGTTAAATTGCTATTCATTTAAACTTTAAGTCTTTCAATAAGTCGGTTAGTTCTGTAGTGCTATACGCAGTGTTGGGCCAAGAAGTAGTGCCGCTGGTAGTACTGATGTTAGGCGAATAGACCCGGGTTGAATTTGTACCAACGTAATCTTTGTAGTGGTCTCTGTAATTGTCTTTATATGCACGATTGTTTTGTAGTTCTCTCATCATACTTTCAAGATTTTGTACTTTTTTAAGCAATGATTCGAACGGGCCTTCTAGTCTTTCATCTTCGTTGAGTTCTTGTGCGTGAACAATTGCAGCAACCATCATAAAGTTACGCAATGCTTTTTTTACACTTGGATTATCTGACGCAAGTGCTGCGTCAAACATTTGTGCAAATTCTTCAATATTAAACTGTTCCATGTTTTATTCCCCATTTAATTTTTAACCAAATTCTTTCAAACGCATAATGAACCGAAGTCAAAATAATATGTATTGCAATAGCATCTGCAATACCAGTCCACAATGCAGTAATTAATAACGCAATTAGTCTGTATAATATTGTTCTAACTAAGGTTCGTGTATGAGTTTCCATTATTTTTGTTGTGCTGGAAGAATATACTCGTACTTGGCTAGTCCGCTGTCTACTGTAATTTTCATTGCACCTTGATCAGTGATACTTAGTTTTTTGTCGCCGTCGAGATGCAGAATTGCCAGAGTCTTGTCAATTGGCCAAGCCCACGTGTGTTTCAGTGTTCCTGTTACACTGTGCTGGAAAGAGTAGAAGTTCAAATTTCCGTTTTCAGTTTTAACTTGGAATACAGTTTCTTCGCTGTGAGCACCAGCCATCAGTTTCATACGGGCAATTGCAGCCATAGATGGTTCAATTTCGATGTCCCAAGATGATCCTTTAAATTTTACTGATTTGAGTTTTTCTTCGATAATTGCTCGGTTCATAAAGCGATAATCATTCTGGAAGTCACCGCCAGCATTTTTAAAGTGAATCTGTGTAGGAATAGTCTCTCCATTGCGCTCTTCTTGTTTAATAACAATTGTAGCCTTTTCTTTGTATTCCGGATTCTTCAAGTGGTAAGCAAGTTTGCCAAGATCTGGCATACCAAATACGCCAGTAAACTCGGCAACTGGCTTGTGTGTTGTGCCTGTTAAAATAACAGATCTATCTTCTGCCATGGACTCAATTGTAGTAGCAGATTCTGCTGTCACTTTAAGTGTAGCAATAAAGCCTAGTGAATGTGTATGCGATACGATGTCTTGTAAAATGTCTTTCATATTTTTCTCCAATGATTGTTTTTATTGTATAGTATAAGCCTTTGTAAGTCAACTCTTTTTTCTAATAGAATTGTTAGATTCAACTGCTGCTTCTAGTGTATTTAGATTTATGTTTGCATTTGCTGCTGTTTTTAGAAGTGCTTGAGTGTCTTTAGGTAAACACATTCCGCCCCAACCTCTTGTCTCTTTTTCTATAAATGTATGGCTTTCACCTATACGACTGTCAACACCGACTCCCCAACGCACACAGTCATAGTTTAATCCTAGTGTTTCGCAAAAATTGTACATTTCGTTAAAGAAACTACACTTGGTAGCAAGAAATGCATTTCTAAAATACTTGATTGCAATAGCATCTTGTGGTGTACAAAGAGAAATTTTTATTTCTGGATAGGTATAGGAATAAAAATCTCTCCAATAATCGGTGTTTCCGCCTGCTAAAAAGATGTGTTTTAGATTTCTCAAATCCTCATCTGCTGCACTAGCCCGTAAAAATTCAGGACTAAATGTAACAGAATGTTCTGGAAAATCTCTCTCGATGTCTTTCCACCCATCTAAGGATATTGTACTTTTAACTAGTATAGGAATGTGTTTAGGAAGTGTACCGATAACATGATGTACAATACTCATATCGCAACTTCCGTCATCAGTTGAAGGAGTAGGAACACAAACAATTGCAGCATGTAGATTTTTAATATCTTCGACACGAGTATTGTTAAAATTAGGATCTACTATAGTAATTTCGTGATATAAATTAAATGCATTGTAATAGGCTTTACCTACAAAGCCGTAACCAAGTAATGCTATCATGCTGCTATCCTTGCTTCTTGATAAAATTGTAATGTTTCAAAAGTAAATCTCCAGTCAGTTACTTCGATACCAACGCCTCTATTGCGTTTTTTAATCTCTTGTGCTAGTGGATAATCGTTTCCGTCTTCGGACATCTTATCTCCAAAAAAGTAAAGTCTATCCCCGCTTTTAAAATGTTCTAGTATTTGACTTTTATCTTTGCCTTTTTCGTAAATGTCAATGCCAGTTTCGCCACCAATACGTGCTTCAAGGTCTTTGAAGGTTGAATTAAATCCATCAACTAGTTTTTTTCTTTCCTGATCTAATTCGTCAAATTCAACATATAGACGACGTTCTTTTAACGTAGCATTTCTTCCTACAACACTAAAGTTGACTGCACCACCACGTTCTTCGATATGGTTACCTGTGCGTAAAACAAACTTACTTTGTTTTAATTTGCCTTCTAACCAGTGACGTGCGAGATCTGGTAATTGCCAAGTTGATTGTTTTACAACATTGCCTTTGACTCTTACTTCATTGCCACTGCAATTAAAAATAATACTAACAGCGTTTACAATACGTTCGTTGAGTTGCTCAACGGTTTTGCTATAATCGCTACCAGTTACTAGATATACAGAATTTTGTTGACAAAACAACAAAAAGAAATCAGCAAACTCAGGATTTATCTTTCCTCTACTAGGAGTAAGGGTTCCGTCTACATCAAAGATAAATTTATTCATATGCTTTTAGATTCCTTTTCTGCGTCAACTACTCTTCGACGTAAATCGCTACTGCTAAATCTGTGATCACGTTTGTTAAAATGTAACTCAATGCCACGTTTACGACATACGTCTTTGCCAGAAAAATCCTTTTCGCGATATTCTTCACCTAGAAATCGTATGTCAATTTCAAACAGTTCTAGTATATCCACTACATCTTGTTCTGTTTGATATGGAACAATTTCGTCTATAAACTTAACAGCATTTAGTTGAGCATAGCGTTCTACCAATGTTTGAACTGGTTTGTTTTTTTCTGTAGGGCGGTCTATTGTGGGATCTGTTTGCAAGCCTACAAATAAATAATCGCAGTTTGCTTTGGCTTCTCGTAACATACCAATGTGTCCGGCATGTAACAGATCAAAGGTGCTAAAAGTTATTCCTACTTTCATGTATTAACTCCAATCAAAAAGTGAATTAAACGTAGTATTTTGTTTAGTGCTTTCTAAATCATAATCTAGAACGCCGATAAGATTGTCAAGTTTGTTATCAATGATAACTTCTTCCATACTGTTATCATCAAATGGCAATTCTTTAAACCACTGCGGAAGTCTTAATTCGTCTACTGGATATGCTACACTAATATGCTTGAATATTATTGGCACGTTTTGGCGAGCCTTTTTCATATCCAGGACGTTCTTTAAATGCACGTCTAAAGTTTGTAATAGCCTCGAGTATGTCACTTTCCGGTTTCTTTAACAACACCATAGTAAGCAATTCGCTGAGAAACTCTTGCATAAACACAGGAGTATCACTGCGCTTTAGATCAAGACCCATTGCTTTAATCTTACCAGGTTTGCCGTCGACGTCTTTGCGTTTGTTTTCTTCATCATATACAAGAACTGCATAACGTTTCTTGGTAATAAACAATCCAGTTTCGCCTACAATTTCACGTCCTGCTTTGATTACTTCTGCACGGTTCTTTGGGCAATGAAACGCACTGCCCATAAATTCGCCGAAGGTTTTATTTGCTTCTTCGGAAACTTGATCATACAATGTAATAACATTTTCTTTACTCCATGGTATGTGTCCGTCGTTGATGTCTTTTTGCAGTGTAGAGAATGCACTAAAGTATACAGAGTCAGTATCACCGTAAATTATTGCCTTACCGACATGATCGTATTCGCCAGTGATAATTTCATTTACTTTACTAGCCATGTGCTTGGCAATCTGTCTACCAGTTAGTGTAGTGCTTTGTCCAATGCGTTTGTCGAAAAACCTGCAACCTGGATTAAGAATAGCACCATACAAACTGTTAAGGTTAATCTTCTTAACCAACTGACGCTTGTCCCAGAACGAAATTTCAGTTTCGTTTCCTGCATCCTTTGCTTTTTTAAGCATTGCCTGTAGTTCTTTACGTTCTTTGTACCAACGTGCCAGTAGTCCGGGAATAACAGATTCGAACTCATGTGTAAAGATAGTACCGTTAGCACTGATCATCCAAGGCATGTTGCTGTCAAACATTAGTTTATAAAGTTCAGCACCGCTTAACACGTCAGTACGACCATCTTCCCAATCAACTGTGATGGTCTTGTCTCTGCGTTGTTCCATTACCCAAGTGTATTCAAATGTGCCAAACAGGCCTTCCCACGCTGCGGCAAATGATTTTTTATGCAGTGTCATCTGCTCGTGGATATATTGATCAGTGTATTCTGGGCGTAACTGTCCAACAATACTTTCTGGAGCCATGTTTAATGCTCTAATTACTGAAGGATACAGACTGTTCAAGTCCATACTTCCAACCCACTGATGCAATCCTTTTTTGGGATATGCAACATATGCACCTGCTGCTTGTGTGTTGCCGCCGTGGTCACGTCTATTCGGAACCTGCATACCTCTACGGTGTGCTTCGTTGATAATTGCTTGTTCTGTAACAGCAACCGCACCCATAATAGTTTGCAACAGAACAGTGTTGTCGTGAGCAATCTCATTTGCTAGATCAATAAAGCGTAGTTTTTTGTCTAGTTTATCAAGTAGTGCAACGTCCTGTCTGTTATATTCTATAAAGGTTCTAAAGTCGTTATTGTAAAGTTGATCTAGTGTGCCTTCGTATTGTGTCTTGCGTTCATCTAGTTCGTACTCGCCAATTGCATCAAGTCTATAACTATGACGTTCTTCGTAAGTGTACTTACGATACAATTCTAGAGAGTCAATATGTACACGACCTACAAAGTCAAATGTCTCAGAAGTCTTGCCGTACTTTTCGTATTCGCGCTTCTTGGGATATTGATCCCATAAGCAAAAACGTCTAGTATCGTTTTTACTCAACACTCTAGCAACTCTATTGACAGTGTACGGAACGTCATATCCTTCACTGTTCCAACCACTTAGAATATCTGCATCTTGTATCAAGTCAAGAAATGTATCCAACATGTCTGCTTCTTTTTCAAAAAGAATACAGTTCTCGCCCCACTCTACACAATGTTCACGGGCTTGCTCCATTGTTAGTGTCTTTGGTGGAACTGCTAGTGTTATAAGTGCATCCACCCACTGTAAACAAACAGTGATTGCAGTAATTGGCATAAACGGATCGCTAGTAGGAGCAAATCCACGTTCTGGATCAAAGTCGGTCTCGATATCCCAAAATGCTACGTTTAGTTTAGGAGCATCTTGATTTTCGTAGTTTTCACTTAGACACTGAAAGATAGGATTAATATCGCTTTCAAACAGATTCTTATTTTTATTAATTGCTAATTCTTTTCTGTAGTCTTTGGTATTTTTACAAACAATGCGACTTAGCGGATCGCCATATACACTTTTATACTTTCCTTTAGGATCTTCGTAATAGAAAGTATACTTTACTGGATACTCTTGTTGTATTCGTTTTCCGTCTTTACGTTCAATAACTCTAATAATATCAGAGTCTCTGTCAAACATTGCGTCGACATATGGCATTCATTTCTCCTTGTTGCTTCTTGGCCAATTAACCATCTACTTGCTCTTAAGTGAGCGACTCTATTCATTACTTATTGTGTTTTAACATGTACAGTGTAATTTTAGGATCATCTACTACTAGTAAATCGCTTGGGTATTTCCTATCAGGCCATGATCGTCCTACTGCTACAACATTAATCATTTTAGGATTAACTTTTTTAACTACTGCTATTTTAAGCCTGCTATGGTCGGGGTACACCACAGTGTCCCCGACATTAATGCTGTTTCCTAAAATATCTTTATGTATTATTTCCTCAGTCATCTTTATCATAACCGAGAGTAGCAACAATAGTTTCGAGATCTTCGAATTCGTCTGTGTGACGTGTCCAATCTCTTTTCATTGCAACTTTGATTGCTTTGTTAATCAAACTTGGTTTGACATTAAGTTCTTCTGCAACACTTTTAATAGTGTCTTTTAAGCCACCTTGCAAGTCGGCAATTTCTTGTAGGACGCTAACACCTTCCTTAACAAGACGATCCAATTTTGCTTTTTCTTCAGGCCCGTAGACTCTGTCACTCATGTAATACTCCTTTTTTAAAACTTTAACAATAAATTGCTTGTTTGTCAACAGGTTATTTTACAAATGCACCTATTCTTCCGTGTACATCTGGATATTCTTTATAGGTATATCCTTCGGGAGGCTCTGTGCTTTCGCCCTCCCACACTGGTATAAAATGAACAATATTGTTTTCAAAATCTTGATTATGTCTAAAATGAACTTCTATTAGTTTGCCGCCAATGTATTCGCAGTTAATCCATTCATACTTTTCTACAAACGGTTTTAGTACATTAGGTAATCTTATTCTGTCAGCAACACGAACCCAATGTTCCCAACGTGTAAATGTTGTGTCAGGTTTATGTCCTTCTACTGCTAAAACTTGTTTTCCTTGATAGTAGTCTATACTTAGATGTCTACCTTCAAACCATTCACACCAAAAATGTCCTACAGGTAAGTGAGTGGTATCACGTTCTAGATAAACTTTTTGTGTACCTAGTCCTAACCCTTGCATATTAACACAAGGCCGTACAATATAATGGCCCGGTAAAGTTACATCTAAACCTACCGGGCCGCAATTATAATCGAGTTTTTTTGAAAGTATAAGTTTATCTAGAACCCACATATCGTCCGGATCAATTGTTTTCCAAACTAGATTTTCTGCGTATTCCATTTTTACTTTTTAACGTGTTCGGGTTTACCTTTGTGCTTGGTTTTAGCATAGTCTTTTGCGTCTGCTTTGCTCATGCCTTTAGCAGCCTTTGCTACTTCTTTACTAGCAGGCTTTTCGCCCGATTTTGCAGCGTAAACCATGCCCATAAACTTTTGTTGTGCTTTTGACTTGGCTTTTTCCAGCAACGACTTGTATGCTGTTGCTTCTGATTCTTTCATTTTTAAAGTTTTTGATTCAGCAGTAATAGGACTCATTACTTTTTCATCATACTCTAGTGCATGATATACACTGCCGATATAGTCTGCTGCTTTGGTAATCTTGCTTTGCTGCCAACCTTCGAGGCCTTCTGCTTCACTGATGTTTTTTAGCAATTCGTGTAGTTTAATTGCATACTTTGCAATTTTATAAAGTTCAGCACGAGCCATTTGTACTTCGTGATCTTGTTCTGCTGCACCAGCAAGTTCAGCAAGACCTTCAATTAGTTTAGATTCTGCCATAGCAGGCTGTCCGGCCTTGTTTGCTCTTGCTACAAGACCCTTGATAATTTCTGGAGACATTCCAGTTTTTTGTGAAAGTTCTGCCATGTTCTTAGCACCAAACGGTGTGCCAAAGTTTTCCAAATGATCTGCTAGTCTTGCCATTGCGTTAGCAATCATATCGTTTGGTTCTTTTACTGCTAGTTGTTGCAGTTTACGGCCTAGTGCAGCATACTTCATATTTGGTTCCATTGGTATCTCCGAGATCTTTTATATATTTATCGTTTAATTGTTTTACCGCCGAACAAACTTACATCTTTCATATCCAATGCGTTGTCAGTTGGCTTTTGCATTTTTACTTTTGTTTTACTGTTTGCAACAGTTGCTACACCGCCTGCACTAGTACCGCCTGCTGTAGCAGTTTCGGCAATTTCTTCAGTAAATTTCTTAGTAATTTTAATATCGTCACGTCCAAAGGCAGTTACAAATGCTTGGAATTCTTTTGGACCCATAACAAATTCGTTTGCGTTTGGTTTAAAGTATTGCATCACACGATCGTTTCTACGTAGTGTGCTCATTAGTCTCGGACTGGTAACTGTAAAGTGTCTTGTAATCTTCTTTGCTGCTGGTTCAACTCGTGCGTCGGCACTACCCCATGATCCATCTGATCCTTTTTTCTTACCTTTTACAGTAATCTTATTGTCAACTTTGTCAGACTTTTCTTTTTCTTTATATTCTACTTTTACTTTACCATTACTGGCTTTTTCAATCTGTCCAAGAAATTCGCCAAAATACGAAAATCTGTTAGCCAGTCCTGGAGCATCGATGGATATTGTTACACCACGTGCTGCTGTAAATGTTTTGTCGGCAAGCATTTTTTTAATTGCATTAACCAAATCTTCCTTGCTTTTAAGATTGTAAAACTTCCATTTAGCATCGGCAAATTTTAAATCTGCTGCACTTGGAACAAAACCTGCA